AACTGCTTGAAGAACTAGAACTACTTGAACTTAATGAGCTACTTGAACTGGATGAACTGCTTGAAGAACTAGAACTTGAAGAACTTGAACTGGATGAACTGCTTGAACTCGATGAACTCGAACTCGAACTTGAAGAACTTGAGCCAGTCCCAGTTACAGTTACATTCAAAGCATACCAATAACTGCCACTGCACCAAAACTCCGCAGTTTCATATCTTCCTATTTGCGCTGTATCGTAACTACCAGCACCGCCGCCAAACCCAGCAGACACAAAAACATTACCTTGGTCTGAAGTAGTTACATAAATACTTACGCCTTTTAAATTTGAGCTTGCAGCAGGAAGGGTTAAAGTGCAGGCAGCAGTTAAATTAACAAATAGATAACCACTACGTAATATATCATTCTCGGTAAGAGAATAGTTTGAAGATTTACTTAATGTTGCCCTTCTTTTATTGGCAACACTGTATTTAAATCTGGTAGGTTTTGGCATAGGTATCCTCCTTTATCTGGTTAGCTTGCGCCTACAGATTGAGATAAGGCATACCAGTTAGTCCCATTGCACCAAAACTCTACGGTATTATAAGCTCCGACAGTTACCGTATCGTAGCTTGCGCCACCACCACCAAAACCGGCAGCGACAACTACTTTTGACAAAGCATTATTGCCAGTAACATAAATACTTACGCCTTTTAAATTTGCACTTGCTACAGGCAGGGTCAATGTAGTAACACCGCTACAAACAAAAAATTGACCAATTCTTAAAATATCTGCTTCCGTGATAGGGTAGGCACTTGTTTTTGTAATAGCAGTGCCTCTTTGACTTGCTACACTGTAATCATATCTTGAAAATTTAGACATCTAATACCTCCTTAACATTAAGCATTTTTCAGCTTAACAGCTGTGCCGGGGCGGTCAAACTACCTCAAAAGCCCCGGCCATCGCCATTAATTAGGTTAAATTACGATACTATTGCACCTGCAAAGGCCCTGAAGTCAACAACCGCTCCGCCGTATTCATGACGCACCTTATAGCGGATTGTATCAGCAGTAAACACATTGCCGACTGTAGGTTGGTCTTGTACTAAAATCTCGGGTTCTTCTTTGCCGTTCAAAAATCCTATTTCAATACCTTCAACATCGCCAGGCTTGGCTGATAAATAATAGTTATTCTCATCGCCGCGAAGGAACGGGCTTTGCTGAACATCAAACTGGTCGCGAAGCGTATTAATTCCGCCTTCCGCGCTTTCAGGATGCTTTTCAGACTTTTGTAACGCCAAAGCTGTTCCGTTTAATGCCCTAGGCACCCAAAGAATAGGTTTCTCTAACGCTAAGAACTGACTTACTTTACGCACATCAACACCAACTAAATGCTGTGCATCTGTCGTACCGAAAAGTCCCCTTGAGATAGTCAATGTATCTGTAGCTACAACATCAACACGAATTATCTCTCCATCTAACCAGAGATAATCGCCAGCCTTGATGTATGTTCCAGTACCACCTGTAATAACTAATGATGTTCCACCAGCTTCTAACTGAGTTGCAACATCAGTCTTATAACCAAGTTCGCACTGATACCACATATCATTCAATAAATCTTGCAGGTTATCATAACCTAAAGCGCCCGTTCTGTAATTCTTATGCGCTGTGATATAAAGCACTGCGCCGTCATAAATCGTGGCTGTATTGATAGCTGGTGTTCCAGAAGGAGCGCCATAGCCTATCATTAAATCAAAGACGAACTGATTTAATGTATAACCAGCGGCCTTGCCGACTCTTTTCGGTATTCCTGTAAGGACTTTCAAGTCGTCATCGATAATCGCTCTTCTGGTTACGGTAATCATACCGCCTTTTGTCATCACTGCGTATGTAGCCTCAACATCACCCGGAAAGCCAAGTTCAGGATAAGTCGGAGCTGAACTATCAATAGGAGTGCCAGCAGATGTCCTTGCGGCTTGAACCGTAGGAAGGACACCAAATCCACCCCACTGAATTCTTTCTTGCAACTTAAAATCTTTTATCGGCGTAGATACCGCTATTTTTCTCCAGAGTTCTGGAATTGCCCGGTATTCAGGAAGCATACGCCTTTGCATAGAAAAACCTAAGGCATAGGCAAAAGAAGAATTATCATCAACCACCGCTTCGGTTAATCTTGCGATTGCTTTCGGGCCTAACCTGCCTGATACTTCTGGATCATCCGTATATGCAACATAGGCTTCTTTTAATGATGTAAATTTATCAATATCCTTATATTTTTCTTTTTCGGCTTCGCTAGGCACAAATCCTAACATCAAATCTAAAGACGCCTGTAGCCTTGTAACCGGTTCTCTTTCGACAAATGTGCCTTCAACGCCGTCATCAAAGATGATGGTCTTGCTTTCGATTAACTTTGCCAGAACTTCGCGCTCTGCCTTAATCGCTTCTTTAAGTTCTGCTTCTTTAAATACCTTGCTCTTAAAAGAGTTTCTGATTTTACCTTTTATCGGTTCAGGAAGGTTGCTTTCACCTAATGCCAACTCGAGTAATTCCTTGCATTCCCTGACCTTTAATTGATTATCTATATCGGCTAACCTTGCCTCAAGGTCTTTATTTTTCTTTTCGATTTCTTCTTGTTTCTTTTTTGCCTCTGTCTGCCCTGCAGCATCTGCCTGTGCTTTTTCTAATTCTGCTCTTTTCTTTTTCTGTTCGGGAGTTAGCGTTGAAGGATCACATTTCATTAACTCCTCATCAGTCATTTCTTTTATTTTAATGACTTCATTAAGCAGTTTCTCTGCCTCGTCATATTTCTTATCCTTTAAATGCTTTACGATACCTTCTAAATCAGCGCATTTAGCGGATTTCTTTGCTTTTGCTTCTGTAACAAGAGATTCAAAAATACTGATTACTTCTTCTTCAGTGATATTCTCGATATCCACGCTTTCTAATAACTTCGGATTCCAAGCCTTTAGAGCTTCAAGAATCTTCTTAAACATTTTTTCGCTACCTCCTCTTTGGTTTAGGCTTTCGATTATTTTAAGTAACTCACCGCCAGCCGCAGGTTGAGTTACAAAATCCGTACTAAAAACTTTAGTAATCCCGTTTACTACTGTTACTGGTTGGCCGTTAAGCATTCTAACGCTTGAAGGGCCTTCCGCGTTTATTGACAGCCCTAGAAAGTTTTTTAATCCTTTCTGCCAGGCATTTACGAGCATCTGCTTTAGCTCTTGGACTTTCGAATTTTCTTCGAGTAAATGCAGAGACCCTGTTAAACCAGTGACTTCTCTCCCCTCGATTTTTACGGTTTCGTATTTAACATTATCAAGATACCCTGCTGTTTGGAGAGGAAATCCTTCTGGTCGAATTTTTTCTATGGATAAAGGAATATGGTCAAAATGTTTGTCTTTCCATTCGTAGAAACAAACTTTTGATTTTTCAAAAAGGGAAATTGATTTCTGGAGGGCTTCTTTGGTATAATACTTTCCGTTTTTAGAAAGTCCTTCTTCAATAATCATCACCTTCCAGATATCTCCAGAAGGAGTGCTTTCTAAAAAACAAACTATATTGGTTTGGTTTAATTTAAGCAATTATGGCACCGGATAGTTCTTTGGTTATTCTTTCGATAATATCTTTCCTAGTTTCTGTATCTCCGGAGCTCGCCGGTTCAAATGAGATGTAAGAAATATCGTGCTTCTTTAACCACGCTTTTGCTTCTTCAGCAGTATACTGATGTTTTGAAAAACGATAGGATTGTGCGTGCATAGAGCCACCGCTTTTAGGGCGTTGAAGAATTATACTTATACCTGGGGCAATTTGTTTTGTTGCAAAGACAGAAGAACCTTGCGGAAGAGGTTCAGAAATTCTAGCACTATGGGTATTTGGGTATGGCATATTATTTTTACTAGTTAACAAAAAACGGATTTACTATATCTCTATAATAAATCCGTAAAGTGGACTATCCTGTTAATATCCTGTGGATAAGTATCTTAACTACTTAAAATATATACACATAAAATCTATTTGTCAAGCATTATTTTAATAAGCTCCAAAAGTCCGAACTCTCTGTATCTCTTTTTGCGCTAAAAATTCCTTTCAGTTTATCGCCTGAAAACTCTATTGTTTTCTCAAGTTCTGTGGACTCTAAAATCGATATCTTACCCATATCAATTATTTTCATCCAAGCCGGCATCTCAGTAATATTGAGGTTGCTTCTCGGGGCTACAAAAGTAGTAGATTCATTTATCTTCATAACTTCGTATTTTGAGGGTTTGATGTAAAAAACTCCTTCTTTAAAGTTTTCATTTAATGGATTCATATCCAAAAACAAATCAATATTCAAATCAGTAGCAATGATAAAACTTTCTATTTTTTTGCTTTCTAAATGTTTTCCTTTCCACCATTGATGATACAAAGCAAAGTTTCCGATTTTCTTTTCTGCTTCTTTCATTTTTATCGTGAATTTATATTCTTTGTAATCTACATTGCTGTCTTTCATTTCTTTAAATGTATTAAATGCCTGCTTATTGCCGTCAGGTTGCTCTGCCAAATATTTATACTCCGTAAACTTATCAAACAATTCTAAAGCAAATGGAGATAACTTTTCAGGCTGAAAATTTGTAGTTCCAGCTTTTATCATTTCCTTAACGCAGTTACAAAAAGATGTCTTTAACTGTTCAAACTCCTGCTTTACTTCTTCCCCGCGGCGCTTAGCTGCATAGAGTTTAAGGATTTGTTTTAACTCTTCAGATAAATCTTTGCTTTCTTCAAGCCTTATATCCGTCTGGCTGATAAAATTCAACGCTTCATCTATTTCTTCTTGGTCTAAACAAGAAGTTGATAGATAAGAAGAGTTTTGTTCCATTGGATAATTCGTAACTACTAACTCTGATTTTCTGGTCATATGGCCTGCCGAAGGCGCCGCTAAGTTGTATTGAGATAATATTTTTCTGTAATATTTGCTTTCTTTCCAGCCATCGCAGACTTCATAAGTAACCATCCATTTACCCGGGACTGTCTTGGTAAAGGCCTCAAACTCTTCTTGTGTCGGACACCACTTCCAGTTCATCTTTGCACTTGGATACGGCGGGTCAAGAAAAGTAAAAGATTCGGCATTGGAATATTTCTTTACGAAGTCTTTATAATCAATATTCTCTATGGTTACGCCTTGCAGGCGTTCTTTTATTTTCATTAATCGTGTGGTAAGTTTCATTATCTCGCCTTCAGCCCTGTCGTCATAAGAACGCATTTCTCCGGCATCGCTAGCGGCTTTAATATAAGTGTAGCGGTAGAATTGGTAAACAGGATCCTTATTCGCCGGGCTTTCTTTGTATTCGGCTAATAGTTTATCAAAAGTTATCTTTGATGTCTTCCAATCCATCTTATTTAGCGCTTCTATCTGTTGGTCGTTAATATTCTGCATAAACTTAAAAGAAGTAAATATCTCTTGGTCTTTATCATTGATGAACTCTTGTTCAGTCTTATTTTTTCTAAATAGAATTGAACCGCCACCAATAAATGGTTCAACATATCTTTTGTGTTCGGGAAATAACCCTATCAGCTTCCCGGCCACGAAAAACTTACCTCCCGGAGATCCGAAAGCCGGCTTTACTCCTTCCATAATTTTCTCATCCGAGATTATGTCTATCTTATCTAAAGAGAAATCTTCTAATAATGGCAGTAAAAAATTAAACTTTTTCATTTTATAGTTTCCTCCTTTTCTACTTTTTCTTCATCAGTATCGCTTTCCATATCAACACCTAATTGACTAATTACCGCATTTAAAACTGTCTTTGCTTTCTTGTCGCTTATCCAACCTTTATCAGAAGCCTGAACTAAGCCGCCGATTAATCCACCCATCGCTTCAGCAGCGCCTTTACTGCTATCTCCTGAAACAATAGGTGAAGGTATTATCTTAAAATTTCTATTAACATCTTTAGTTAAAGTTCCAGCAATTATCGCCTGGTCAATAACAAAATTGAACATCCGTTTAATGATAAATTTAACTTTTTTCTGTTTTGATTTTAAACTTTTCAATACAGGAGCCGACATCTCTTTTGCAGTATTTGAATGTATCCCAATTTTCCCATTTCTTCTAGTGATAAAAAGATGGTTTGGAACTTCAAAACAATAAACTTTTCCTTGATATTTAACTTTTTTAATACCACTTGGATTCCATATTTTAGCTTCTTTTCTTTGACAAAGTGCTAATCTCCAACATCTATTCCCTTTCATGTATTTTACTTGAAAACCACACTTTAACGCTATTTCTTGAAAATCATCTCTTAATTTTTCTGAAGCTGTATAATAATAAGTAGGATAAGTTTTATCTCTATTCAAACTACCATCCCCTAAAATTAATGCATCTAATAATATTCTAAGTTGTCTTTTCCCTAAATTTTTAAAAATTAAAGGAATTTTCTTATTTAAAAATAAATTCCCAACATTTTCATATAACCAAATCCATAATGCTTTATCATTTAAATTAAATCTATTAATAATATCCTTGTCTTTTTTTTCTGAAAATTTAAAAGGTAATCTATTTAAACATTCTCTTATTTTTTGAGTTTTCTTTTTATCTTTTTGACTAATTTCAATAGTATATACATGTCTAATTAATTGTGTTCTTCTTAAAGAACCCTCAGAAATAAAGTATCCCAAAAATTCAAGAAAATCATCCATAAGAATTGTAAGTTCGGGATATATTGCTCTACCAATAGTAGGACAGGAAGGTAAATTAAAATATTGTTTTTCTAAACCTATCCAATCTACTGCCATTTGAAAATGATATTGATTTTTCTCTAAATCTTTTGCCATAATTTTTTTATATTTTTTTTCATATTTTTCTCTAGTCCACATTTTATGTTCTGGAGTTACCATAATATCAATAAATTTATTATTAAAATAAATTAATTCTTCGTTTTTTATATCATAAACAAATTTTTGAACTGGCAAATGATATTCAAGTTGATTATTCTTTGGATTTAAGGTAGCTATTTTTTCATTAGGTAAAACTTCCCAATATTTCTTCCACCCATTTTCTGTTAGAGTTTCAGTTAAAGAATCCATACAGGCTCTAGTCGTTGTAGAACCTTCACCAAACCAATGTTCTGGATATCCTGAACCGCCTAATATCTGTTGTTTAAATAATCTTGCTTCATCAGAAGCGTCAGCAGATTCTAACTTTGGGGTTTCTGCTTTCCAAGTGATTTTTTCATTATGCGCCCTGATAGAGCCAGGACGAGGCGTGGCTAAGGTTTTGACAAACTCTTCCAATTCTCCTTTATTCATTCCTTCACATTGAATATCCCAGATAAAATTGTTTAGAAGAAATGCTCTCTCTAACCGGGCAAAAAGAAATGAATCATAGCCGTCTAACCAATCGGCTAATCTTAATAGCGCACTTCTACCCCGCGTTGCAGAACTTACTTTATTAATTGTAAAATAGAAACAATCCCCTACTAATCTTCCATAAGTTTTGGACTTTAATGCTTTATCAACATTGATAATATTTATTTCTCTTTCTACCGAGCCGCTGGGCTTTCTCCAAATTAATTTTTGATTTATTTTAGGATTATTAGGAGCTTTTTTAATTTTTAGTATTGTTTTAGGGTCTATATATCCTAACTTTACAGCGCCGTTAGCAGAATTGACCCAAACTGGCAAACAGAGCTCCCCGAAAAGAAATAACTCTACAACATTGACATTCATTTCTTCATCTAAATTATTATCCGGGTCTTCCCAAAAGTTATCCAATACTTCTTTGACATCAGGGTCTTGTGCTGTATAACTGAAACCATCGCCGATAACAAAATCTTCAATAATTTCAATAATCCTTCCAGCCATAGGGTTGCTGTCATATAAATAAAATGCGATATCCTGCATCCTGCGCTGTGTAAGCAGATTAAGATCTCTATCCTGATTAGTAGTCAAGGAACGCCACAATGAGTCTTCACCTGAACCGCCTATCATCGGATATGCTTCAGCTAATCTACGCTGAATTTCAACAGATCGTTTCTGTCTCTCATTGAAATTTAGAATTACTTCGGATGGTTCTTTTGTTATTTTAGTCTTTTTCATCTTAACTCTCCTTTTTTAGCTAACCAATTATTCCTCTTCGTTCTGTTCTGTATCTATTTATAACTGAAGCTACAGAAGCGCCTCTGGTCATTACCGGCTCAACTGTCCTGATTATCTTGCCATTATTATCTTTTATTTCTTGCCCCGGGTCTATCCCTACAACTATGCCGGCGGCTTTAGTTTTAGGAAATAAATAGTTTATGCCATATTCAATAGCGTTAACCGCGTGGGTATATTTATTGTCTATATGGTCTTGCCCTGTTTTATTAAGCGTAACATTTTTCATACACTTTGCCAATTCCAAGCAAGTCGGCTCGTTTGAAATATTGAACTGCGGCCGGCCGTTGATATATTTTTTAAGGCATGTTTTGACGCATTTCATCTTTTCATCGTTAGTAAGTTCTCGTGTATGTATATCTATTTGGCCGTTAGAAACTTTTTTATAATCCTCTATCACACTCGTATTGGTAATACGGCTTCTTTTGTTGCCGGACTTGTCTCCTATATATACTATGTCGCTTATCTGCCCGGTATAACCTAAAGCATCAAGACATTTAATAAACTCAAGATATAATTCAGGAGTTAATTTATTAAAGAATATTTTATAATATATAGCAAATAATCTATCCTCAAAATCCTTTTGAGCGAAAGTAAATACTTCGCCCCCCAACCCAAAATCCATAAAACAGTATAATTTTGATTTCGGATTAAGATATACCTTATGCCCTAAGAGATGTATCCCATCATCATATTCAGGATAAGAACGGTTGATCTTTGCCTTGTCATATTGCACTAATAACTCCTGTGATATTTCTTGCTCTGTCATGGAAGCGGTCTTTTTGGCAAACCATGCCTCGTCATGCAGCGGGTTATCAGTCCATTCAAAACGCATCTTGGCAAAACCGGAATTAGGCATCTCTTTAATTTCCGCGAACTTATTATTAACACTCTCTGTTGGCGGAGTTGAATTAAGGCATATTGCGTTGGAGGCGTTTCTTAAACCCTTCCACATCTCATCAAGGCACTCGATATGCGCCGCTTCATCAACAAAGATAAATTTATACTGCGTATCTCTTCCGGCGTTAGGGTTTGCAGACTCTCCTTTAGTTACTGAATTCATTGAAGGCACCGCAAAAATAAGGAACGGATTGTGTATCCGCGGCTTCAAGAATGGTGGAAGCCTTGAATACATAAATAATATCCGGCCGTGCAAGGCATGGAAAGTATTTCCGGAATCTTGCACTTCCGACTCTTTTCTTGAAAGATTTAAAGCAGTAAAACCCTTTGTATATAAATTCTGATGCAATTCCCAGCCCATAACTGTCCAAGAAATGCCGAGATCTCTGGCCTTATCAATGAATAAATCTTGATATTTATCTAATTCTTTAACCAATTCTATCTGTTTAGGCCATAATACAAAAGGAATAATTGACGGAGTCCTACGCGTATCTATTGTCCAGACATAGTTATTGAACCAATAGATTTTATCCTCAACGCAGCGCCGGTATTCCTTAATCTGCCACTTCTTCGCGTCAACCGGGTCGCGGCTGTCTATTTCCTTCTGCCAGTCTATTCTTTCAAGAGTTTTCGTTATTGTCTCCACCAGCTATCTCCTCCGCGCTTAACATTTTTCTTTCTTTTTCTTTTTGCGTAACTCCGCCCAATAGAAATACCTCAAGGCGGATCAACCTATCCAAATCTCTTAAAGATGATTTATCCATCAATGAACCCATAATTTTTCCTTCGCCCTTACATACCGGACAGGCTATTTTTATCTCGTCTTTACCAGTCTGTATTCCTGTGCCTTCACAGAACTTACATTGTTTTTCTTTAATCTTCTCTTTTATGCTATTTATGCTTGTGCGAAGAATATCCACCATTTCTGCCCGGCGTTCAACCAAAAGGACATTATATTTTTCAGAAATCTTGTCTTGAAAGATAGTCAAACGCCATTGAAGCGGCTTAATTCCACGCTTCTCATCACCTCTTCTAAAATATTTTCTTGCTGTTTCAAAACACATTTTGGCTTTTTTAGCGGCCTGTTTCAAAGATATGCCTTCAGCCAGATATGTAAACAACTCATCAATTTTTTCCTGTGGCATGCAATACCGGTAGCCATATCCTTCTTTTTTTGGTTTAGGGCCTCTTAAATTTGCTAACGAACGTTCATTAACCATTAATGCGCCTCTTTCTTTTTGACCAAAAACTCAATCACTCCTGTCCTCTTATCCATGCCAGAATTAAATGTGGCATAAAAGAATAATGTAAATGTGCCTACAACTAAAGGCGTATATTTATAATATATCTGCGTAGTCGCTATAGTCGCGGCGGTTTCAGTCAATACCGCCGTAGTGGAACCTACTTTCCATATCTGCACTTTAGCAGATCCTGCGTCTGGCGTCTGTGCTACGCCGTCAATTTCAAATGAACCCCGAAAGGTTACATCGTCAGCAACGTAGTATTCATGTTTCACATTGGGCATCGTTGACCTCCTTAATGCTCTTTAAATTTATAATCATAAGTATCGTCTTTAAACTTATAATCATAAGTATCGTCTTTAAATTCAACTTTATGAGGTAATGATGAAGCTGAACTAGAACTACTTGAAGAGCTGGAAGAATTGGAACTGCTTGAGCTACTTGAACTACTTGAAGAGTTGGAAGAACTGGAACTACTTGAGCTGCTTGAAGAACTAGAACTACTTGAAGAACTTGATGAGCTAGAACTGCTTGAAGAACTAGAACTGCTTGAGCTGCTTGAGCTGCTTGAAGAACTAGAACTGCTTGAACTGCTTGAGCTGAATGAACTGCTTGATGAACTAGAAGAACTGGAACTGCTTGAACTAAATGAACTGCTTGAAGAACTGGAAGAGCTGGAACTGCTTGAACTGAATGAACTGCTTGATGAGCTGGAAGAGCTGGAACTGCTTGAACTGAATGAACTGCTTGAAGAGCTGGAAGAGCTGGAACTGCTTGAACTGAATGAACTGCTGGAAGAACTAGAAGAACTGGAACTGCTTGAACTGAATGAACTGCTGGAAGAACTAGAAGAACTAGAACTGCTTGAGCTGAATGAACTGCTGGAAGAACTGGAAGAACTGGAACTGCTTGAGCTGAATGAACTGCTTGAGCTATTTGAAGAACTGGAACTGCTTGAACTGAATGAACTGCTTGAGCTACTTGAAGAACTGGAACTGCTTGAACTGAATGAACTGCTTGAGCTACTTGAAGAGCTGGAACTACTTGAGCTGAATGAACTGCTGGAAGAACTAGAAGAGCTAGAACTGCTTGAGCTGAATGAACTGCTGGAAGAACTAGAAGAGCTAGAACTGCTTGAACTGAATGAACTGCTGGAAGAACTAGAAGAGCTAGAACTGCTTGAACTGAATGAACTGCTGGAAGAGCTGGAAGAGCTAGAACTGCTTGAACTGAATGAACTGCTGGAAGAACTAGAAGAGCTAGAACTGCTTGATCTGAATGAACTGCTGGAAGAGCTGGAAGAGCTAGAACTGCTTGAACTGAATGAACTGCTTGAAGAACTAGAAGAGCTGGAACTGCTTGAACTGAATGAACTGCTTGATGAACTGGAAGAACTAGAAGAACTAGAACTGCTTGAACTGAATGAACTGCTGGAAGAATTGGAAGAGCTAGAACTGCTTGAGCTGAATGAACTGCTGGAAGAATTGGAAGAGCTAGAACTGCTTGAGCTGAATGAACTGCTGGAAGAATTGGAAGAGCTAGAACTGCTTGAACTGAATGAACTACTGGAAGAGCTGGAAGAACTGGAACTGCTAGATAAACTTGAACTACTTGAGCTACTTGAACTGCTTGACGACGAAGATGAACTAGCATCCGTAGTCGCATACATATTATCTATATAATAAGTTGTATCACTATCGGCATTTACCTGTGTTATAATTATTGAATCTATCGCATCTTTATTAGCATTCGCAACACCTGATATGTCTGCTTGAACATGCAAAAATTCGCCAGCAACAGTTATATTCGGAGTTACTTCAGTAGTAGTGCCTCCACTATCATGCAACCCAACTTTGATATTACTTCCTGTCCGAGAAGCACGAATATCAAATACCCAAGTATTTTTATTACTTAAATCTATCGTTGGTGAAACTGTGTGGGTAAGGGTTTTATTGAGGCTATCCGTTATCGCCGCCACTCCTTTTAATGAATATGAACCTTGAGTTTTGATTGTGGCTTCGGAACCACATTGCAAATAGTTAGGATAAGCAAAAACTGGCGGAGTAAAATTTGAAATCCAGCGAGCTATACCTTTAGATACACGAACTTCATCAACCTTACCAGTAATAAATTCACCAGTATTATATCCTGTTCCTATTAAAACAGTTCTATTATCATCTAAAACAGTAAGAGCTGAAGTACCATTGGCTTCAGATATTCCATCAACATATAAATCAAATCTATCACCATACCTTACACAAGCAAGATGATGCCACACATCATCGTTAATTGAAGTAGAAGAAGTAATTTCTATTGCCCCAGTACTGCTTCCGTTATTACTAATATCTATTAAGCATTTTCCAGCACCCGTAATACACATTGCCCAATTTAAGTCTGACCAACTACTTCCAGTTCCTGATACTCTACCTAAAATAAGAGCAAGATTTGTGGGACTAGCCCCTTTAAACCAACACTCAATAGTAAAATCTCCTGTTCCAAACGCCCAATCATCACTGTCAGGAATAGATAAGTATGCAGAAGTTCCATTAAATACTCCTGAGTATCCCCACTTAAACTGTGTGGCAGTATTAGAAAAAGTTACATTGTTATTGGTTACTGTTTTGCCAGTAGCGGAATCAGTAACATTATTATCTAAATGTAGCAAAAGTTTAGTATAGGAGTCTATTGTATCATTTGTTACATACGCCGCCTGTGCATTGGCGTCGTCTGCGTATTCCATATAGTCGAGTTCGGTAACAGATAATTTCAAGTCAACTACTTTTTTTAATATAGAAATTGAAAGAGGTTCAGATATATCAAATTTAACAGTGTGGGTAAGATTACAATGAGGGCAGATAAGAATTAAAGAAGATAATTCTTTTGGCTCATATAGATTTTCGTCAAAAGAATATTTTTTACTGCATTTACAACAGGTTATTTTCATCTTATATCCTTCAAATAAAATAGCCAAAACTATCTTGTATCAATAATTTTGGCTATTTTTCGGTTAATAGAAAACCTTAATTCATAAAGTTTGAAGCCATTCTTTTATGGAATTATCTTGATATTCCTTAATATCAATCCTTTTTATGGGTAATTTTGTAAAATGTTCAGCTTTCAAATCCTTCTCTAATAACATTACTTTTTTAGGACCTAATACAGATAACCCTATATGAAAGTTACCACTTACTACTGCAATCAATGCATCACAAGCACCTAATAATGATATTAATGTATCTAATCTTGCCGGCCAGTTTCTTACATGGTTATCTACAAAATCAAATTTCTTGCTTGTTTCATTGTAAAAAGGATGCTTAAATAAAGTTTCTAATGGAACACACTTCGCCTCAATAATTTCATCCCATATTTTCTTAGCTGTCGCTTCATCAGGGTTAGTTAGCCAACTGACAGAAGTGTTATGGAAATGAACTGCAACTAATCTTTTTCTTTTGATAGGCAGATGTCCGGATATTTTAGGTATCCCTAGTTCCGTTTCACAGCAAACTTCTGCTTTCGTCATAGATAAATCTTCCAATTTTTCTAAAGGCATATTTATCTGCACTACTAAATCGTATTCTTTTGGTAATGTTTCCCTCCAATCCCCCCCGACTTCTATCGCTTCAGGAATAATTGCTTTTTGGTCAAGCCCGCCACAAACTGCTACATCAATTCTAATATCAGGAAACATTTCTCTTAATTTTTCAAGGGGAGCCCGAAGCATGCATTGGTCTCCCGCGCCATGCCATGATACTAACACAATTTTTTTGTAATTGCCTTCTTTTAATTTTTGAGCAAGTTTTATATCTTGCTTTTCTGGTTCGTATATTTCAGACTGTTTGTCAATATTCATTTTAAAAAATCCTCATCAGAAACAATATCCAAATAACCTGTATTTTTTTCAGGATGCCTATAATTTTTCTTTTCTATAATAATTTTCCAATCTAACATCTTCTTAAATCTTTCATAAAGTAGATTCATCGCGCCTCGCGCGATATTATTTGAACATTCAAGAGAATCTCCACTTGCTTTAAAATACCCTTTAGCGCAATGATCTCTATTCATTAACTGCACATTTCTCCAACGAGGATGATAATATTGCCCATGATAACTGTATATCGGTGTTCCTGTTTCGGTTTTTATTTTTCCGTAATCGGTTACAGCTCTTTGATATAATTTTAAATTTTGCTCGTTCGTCCCTAACCATTGAACATTAGGTAATCCGATAGTCTTACCTTCTGAACCATATTTAGCAAGCATTAAATTCATCGCGGACATATCTGGACCTTTAAAATTATCGCCTTTCATCTCATCAAAACCATCAATAAATATTTCGTAACTTCTCTTTAGCGCCTCTCCCCAAATTTTAGTATCTACAAATAATGGGCAATTACATAAATCAAATTCAGGAATAAAACCTTCTGGCATTATCCACTCATTTTTGAATTTATGATGAGGATGTTTATAAGATTCTTTTTGTTCCTTTACGACACCTAACACAAATCCAGTTTTTTCTGCAATTTCAAAGAATTGTATCGGATTTCGGCAAAATATCATATCCGCATCTAATACACAGACAGCAGAATAATCTTGGCCTATTTCATTGGCGAAATAATACCGCTTCCGGCAAACAACCTCGCTTAAACCATGGTTAATTCTTATCTCCTCATCACTGATTTCGTGGAAAATAACATTATAACCAAGAAGAATAAATTGCTCTTGAACTTCTTTAGGTATTTGATAACCATAGAAATGAACATCAGAAGTATTGCCGACATACGAAAGACTGTTTAACAACCCAATCACCTCTGGTAAATAACGGATATCAGCGCAGACAATAAATGCATATTTTGATTTCATGTTACTATTTCCTCTCTATTCGGATATGCCGGCTTCTGAGGCCCATCCCAATATTTCTTTTTATAGTCATAGTTATCCATATTCCTGAATATCGCTAAACCATAATTAGTTAAAAATCTGACACACTCCCAGTTAGGGTGGCGCTTTTTAACTTCAGCAAAACCTTCTTCACACCAACTATAAACATCGTGCATTACCCAATAACCATTGCCATTATCTTTTAAATAAGGAGCTAAAATAGCTAATTCATCTAACACATATTCGGTCGAATGCCATCCATCTTGATATACTACATCAAGAAATTTATTATCCCAATCCGCAGGAATTAATTTTAATGAATCTTTATGAATATGTTTAGCATTTACGCCTCTTGCCTTCATTCTATCAAATAATTCAGTACAATCTGATATCTCCACTCCATAATACATTCCTTCTACACCGTTTCTAACACCTGTATCTTTAACTGCGCTTGCCATAAAGAAACTAGACCAACCTTGAGCCATACCTATTTCCATAACGTTTAAAGCATTTACAGCTCGGCATAACCAATATAAAAGAGGCCCATAGTAAGGAGTAGTTGAGTTGCAAGGGCCTATATGCTGATTAAACATTGCTTCAAACATCGGCGCAGGATAAATTTTGAAATAATCCATATCTGGAGCAAAAGAAATTGGGTTTTTATAGTTGTCTAACATTCGCACCTCCACATTATATAATGATTATTTGGATATCTATCAGGATCCCCACTTTCTCCTAAACATTCAACCTTAGAAAATCCTATACTATTTATAAAAGGCATAATTTTTTCTTCTGTGCCTCCAAGATTAGACTCAAAATATATCACCTTTGTTATGCTTTTAAGCCATTTTACATAATTTTCTCGGTCTCCTGCAATATGTCCCAGCATAGCACAGAAGAAAACTATATCCCATTTGGTGTCTGTAACTCTATTTTTTAAGTTAATATGTTCTATATCCGCACATTGATACTGGATAGTAAGCCCTTCCAGATATGAAATATAAGCCGGAAGGTCAATCAGATGCCTAATTTTTCCCCGGACTATATTATCTACTCCCAATACTTTAAATGCTCCTTTTCTTTTTGCCTCTCGGCAGAACATTCCCATAGAGCATCCAAAATCTAAGACATTTTTATTATTAAAATCGTCTTTAATCATAGAAAGCCTTTTATTTGATCTAACTCCTTTACGGATTAGTTTGCCATTACAGTAGAGATCTTGATATCCGTCATAGTTGAATTGACATTCTTTTTCTAAAAGACCTTCTTTGCTTATAGGTCTTTTTGTAATATATCCTTCCAGAAAAGCCTGTTTATGCTCTTCCAACATATATACATTATTTAATAGATATTTTACAATCGGCTCTTCTGGAAAATCTATTGAAGGATATAATTTCGCGAGATCGCACATAATAACTCTTCCGTCTAAACGACGCAATATATTTTGATACACTAGATCGAATGCCGTTATCCCTAAATTATTCATATCAGCAAAAAATATTCCGAATTGATACCATTCTATTGCTCTAGGTTTTACCTCAGCAAAAGTATTACCTTCCACCCAAGTGCTTTTTTTGAGTATAGATGAATCTTCTTCTATTTCTTCTATGATTTCCGCGACAGGAAGTCCGTTTTCTAAAAGTTTATGATGACACATAATTGCAGGATCGTCTTTAAAGAATTTTTTAATTTTTGTGTTATTTTCTTTTGTCATTGTCATGGCTATATTCTTTTTCCTGTATTCCAAGGCCTATCTGTCCTATTTTTAATCTTCCTTCTAAAGAATTTTACCCCAGCATGAGCCCTATCACTGCATTCACTTATAAGTTCTAACTCGTCGACTTCCTGTATCATCTCAAGAGCCTTTATTACGCCAGTACAACAATTAGTGTCATGAAAACCTATAATTGAATCTGCTTTAAGCCACTCTCTAAAATGCATATACTCACCTAATGTATTTTCTAAAGCATGTTCAGAATCTATAAAAAGAACATCTATTTCTTTACTCCAGGGGTCTTTCATAGAATGTCCATGTAAATTTATTTTATCCCAAAGCCCGAGTTCCTGCATAGTTTCTTTGAATTTATCACGGATAGTAACTTCAAAAGTATGTAATTCCCCGCCATATTTTATAACCCTTACTAAAAAATATCTGGTAGTAGTGCCAAAACACATACCTGTTTCTACTATCGTTAATGATCGTTTACCAAAAATCTCACAGGCTTGATGCAAAGCAGCAAGTTCATAATAATCTATACCGGGTTCGCCAAAAGTCAAATTAGCCTTGCAGAAATAAAGCCATTGATCTATCGGCATACTCTTAAAATCAACTCCTTTAAATTCCATAATATCTTTATTATACTCAAGAATCTCAATATTTTCTACTATCATAAATAATTTCCTTTCTAACTGTCTCTATTATAAAATCTAATTCTTCTTTTGTCAAATATTGATGACACCCTATATGAAATCCTCTTAACCCTAACCATTCCGCATTAGGAAGTTTGTCTTTCCATTGTTCTCTTAAATATGCGTAAGCAGGTTGTTGTGTAGGTACGCAAGAAAAGAAAGGTCTAGTTTCCACTCCAGCTTTTTCAATCTTATTGCAGAATTCATTACGGTTTATCTCAGGATTTCTTAATATCAAAGGATATGCAAGATAACTAACTGTTGTATTCCAAATTGGGAGTTGTAAATCTTTTATATCTCTTAAACCAGTATTTAAGTATAAAACATTCTCTTGCCGCTTACGGATTATTTCATCGGCATGTTTGAGTTGATTTAACCCTAACGCCGCTTGCATCTCAGTAGTTTTGAAGTTATAAGCTATTCGGGTATGGGTAAAGCGAGGATCAAAACCTTTATCTTTATTCGGACACTTGCCCTCTGCCCTGTGGCAAACAGTGCATTCGCACATCCGGCCATGAGCCTTGACCTTTTTTAATTCCCGATATATCTCAAGGTCATTCGTGATAATCGCCCCCATATCCCCGACTTGGATGTTGTGGGCTATGTAGAAAGAAAAACATCCCATAAGCCCTATGGAACCAACTTTCTTGCCTTTATATAATGAACCATGAGCCTCACATGCATCTTCTATCATCCAAGAGTAATTAAATTCGTTCATATCTACTGGGTATCCATATAAATGGACAGGCAGAAATATCCCAGCCCTATTGAGTATCGGTTTTAAAACAAAGGTTTCTTTATCCACATCAGAGAATACTGGCTCAAATCCAGACAATACTATGGCATTTACGGTGGATATAAAAGTATTTGGCGATGTCCAAACCTTTCTTTGTTTAGTTATATCTTTCATCACTTCCAGACAAGCAAGCAACGCGGAAGTTCCAGAATTAGTAAGTACGCAGTATTTAGTCCCACAGAATTCAGCCCATTTCTCCTCAAATTCCCTGACTTTACTACCCTCTGACAAACGATTAGATCTCAAAACTTCTAATACAGATTGTTCATCTTCAGGAGTTGTGAAATAATCTCCAACTTTAATCATTGAGTAAAATCTCCTTCCTTGCTTTATAGTTTATAGATTTTAAACTTAATATTTCAACCTTAGTTCTAAATGCGAACATTGTGGATGCCAGATAAATGAGTTCGTAACCACTACTTTCTTCAATCCCAATCCACCAAGTTGTGAATCAAACTTAGTATCTATAGAATGTACATCAGTGATATCAAATTTTATTTGCTTGGCATAAGAAATTTTCATACATAAACATATCAGCCAACCAAATATTCTTCCCCCACAATTCTCAATAATACAATCTCTGTTTCCCTTCTGCAATATTTCAATGTAGTGTTCAAAATCTTCTTCTTGGATATAGCTTCGTCTAGGATCCGGAAGAAAAAACGCTCCAGCAGCAATTTTTTTAGAACATTTTTCCCAGATAAAATCAGGTGTCAATTCTATTCCAACTAATTCTTGAAACGCCCCATGAGAACCTTCAACCCAAATAGGGACATACACTTTATCTTCTCCAAGCCTATTAATAGCCTCAACTATGTATTTATCCCAATTCTTAGAGCAAATAGTATCAGCTAAATACACATGGCAAAGAAAACCTTCCCCCGGAAGAGAATCAATAGCAGCCTTACAAGCAAGAGGCATTCTTACTCCATAATGTTCTTTAGGGACTTTAAATTCTGACTTAATGATAGATACATTTTCAAAATTATTTAAAAAAGATTTATTTGGATAAACATCCGAATCTATCGCAACTATTATGTGATGTTTGTAGAAAGAATTTTTATTCAAAGCCTCTATTGCTTGTCGAATACTGACTCGATGTTTTTCATATTCTAATCCTTCCTTGAAGATCTTTCCAGAACTATTTCTCCAGCTATCATCTTCAAGCTGTACTAAATCCCCATGTGGCGAACTTAAATCTCCATGAGAATAAGGCCTGTAGGGCATAATAATTTCAAATTTCATATTATCCTTTCCCCCCCTCTAATCACAAGGTATCCTATGTAATCATTTACATAAAACCAATGTGCTAAATATTTTGACTCTAATAAAACTTTAAGATGTTCTGGACTATTAGCTATCTTTTCATAGAGTAAAAATCTAATAGTATCTTCATCGCTATGCCTATAACTGGCTGCACCTACAATTTCTGCCTTACCGCATAAAAAATAATCTGGTGTGTGTTCTACTTTGAAGTTATTAGCCATATAAAGGCAGTGCAATCTACAATGTTCGTGTTCTATTGCCTCAGCGGTTATTGCTGGTGGCTTTCCATATTTTGCCCGGAATTCATTAATAATATTTTCAAGAACCATTAGATCCTTTTAGCAATGCCTATACCTTTACCATTATCACCATCTTCCATAAATATAAAATCAGCATAATATTTCTGTTTGAAATTATCCCAAACTGGTTGAAGATTACAGCCGTCTATACTGAGGTCATCAAAAATTACATAACCTTCTTTTTCAATTAACTTATAAGAATTTTCAAGGTCTTGCATAGCATCATTTCGGTCATGAGAACCATCCACCAAGACATACGAGAAGCTTTCCTTACCCATCAGCTTCGGTATCTCTTCTAAAGAATTACCTATAATAAACTGCACTTTATCAACCGGAATATTCAGATATTTCAGAGCATTTAAGACTACACTCGGAGTTGAAATCCCATCATTGAATAAGTCGCAGAGTATCACTCTTTCCAATTCATTGTAATTAAGATATGCTGAAAGCAACTGACATATTGAAATGCCGGTGCGCGTGCCTATCTCTAAAATCCGTTTAGGCCTGACTGTCGCACCGAGATATTGCATAAAGTGATAAATATCCATAAACTTATCTTTTCTTTTGTCGTAATGCCACTGATAGGCCTCAAGGTAAGTATCGCTAGGAGTTAACTGTTTAAGGATACGCAAGATATTAAAAATTGATGAGGTTGCTTGAGGGGAATTAATGCCTGAAGGCAGAGGTTCAATGACAATATCTTTATTACTATTAGTCATAATCTCTGCCATTAATCCTGCGTGTGCAAAATCTATTTTTTCTTTATCCATTTTTTCTTCTCCTTTTAGGTTAAGTATAACCGGTTCTTTAATATCATATTTCAAAATTCCACCCTCATAATACCTCTCTACTTCTCGCGACACTTCTTCCGGCTTTATTAAAGTCATACAAATAGGAACACCATTTTTCTTATAATTGCATTCTTCTTGTCTTGATCTCCAACAACCATCATAATCAGCGCAAGGCAGGCAGCCATTGACATAAATAAAGCGGTGATTTGGATATAACTCCCAGCGTGTGCCTTCTCTGGCACCGGCCACTACCACGCAGGGTTTCTTAAAAGCAGCCGCGATGTGCATAGGAAAGGCCACGCAGGTAATCACTCCTTCGGCGTTATAAATTAAACTGAATAAATCTCTCACATTATCAGTCTTACCCACCATATCAATTACATTTTCAAGTGGTTTATGGTTATGAGATTTAACTCCTATCTGGACAAAAGTAATTTTATCTTTGAGTAAATCTACGACTTCTTGATAATACGGATATTGCTTCAAAGTATAGTCGCCCTTAGAGCCGGCATTAATGATCCAGTATTTGCCTTTATAACCCATATTATTACCTAATACACCTGTTGCCCATATAGCTTTTTCTTGTTCAGTAAGATACAGTTCTGGTCTGATTTTAGTCTGTGGTATCTTGATTTTAAGCGTCTCTTCAAGAAACTCCCGATGCCCTTCAGCAAAATGAGCGCCTCTGGCTCCAGACTGATGGATTAAAGGATATTGCATATCAATAAGCATAACATCCTCTAACATCTTAGTCTTGCCTATATTAGTCTGAAACCAAGTATTCACTTGATTATAATTAGCTTCATTATAAGTTAACTTAGTGATATAAGGATTATTGGCAAAGATATCCGGGCAGGGCGTCCGCACATCAGTAATGAACTTTCCCGGATGAGCTAAATGCAGGTCCCTGATAGCATTAGTCATAACAAGAATATCACCCGGAGAGAGACGGTTGATGAGAAGGAGTTTTTGCGGTTGCATTACTTTTTCTTTTGCGTTTTTACCAGCAAAGAGTTTACCATTCTTTTCATAAATAGGTATTCCTTCAACTTCAATTATCGGCTTAACTTCTTTACTTTCGATTTTCTTTCGATATACAAACGCTGGATGCGCCAGACCGCTATCACAGCCGGTAATCATCTTCTTTAAGATATAGTTATCCTTAAAATCTTCTTCAATGAATAACGGCTCAACTTTATCAAAATATCTTTCTATCTCTTCCTGTAAATTAACTCCTAAAAACCTGTCATCAAAGAAACCCTTACCATCAAAGCGTATAGACATGCGGTAATCACTTGAGCAGTATATGAAAAAGCCATCGTCTTTAAGATGGTTGTATATTCTAGATAAGATTTCGCGAATCTCTATTGCAGGGACGTGCTGGAGGGTATAGACGCAATAGATGAGGTCGAATTTCTTATCTTTAGGAATATCAGTAGGAATTTTTGCTTCAAATCTTTCATTATTTACATATTGTATTGCCTGTTCAAGCATGTCAATAGAAGTGTCAACTCCGAGAATTTTAGTGCTTGAACTTCGTTCTAATATCTCTTTGGCAAGTCGACCACAACCAACTCCAAAATCAAGCATTGAAATAGAGACAAGAGAGCCTAATGGAACAATTTTCGTAATACATTTTAATATCTTTTCGGCAAACACAGGCGTCTCCTTACTCCAGCGTTCTTCCTTGCTAAAGCCATTACACGAACCAACTACTGCTTCTTTGCCTTCTTCCAGAGATTTCACTCTGAATAAATTGTGTTCCATTTTTTAGCTCCTTTTTAATCTATAAATTTATAGTCTATAACTTCAATTATTTCTGTTAAATATCCATTACCCATACAGATCGGACAACTTTCAGTAGATCCGCTCTGTCCTACTCCATTACAAGCCTTGCAAGTATATTTAATCCATATTTTCATCTCAAACCTCCTATAAATACCTTATCGTCCCGTCATTTAACTTATAGCTTCCTGAGGCATATGTCTTAGTCAAAGAATTATTGATCTTGCACGGCTCGCCGTCTAAAACCTTAAACTCATAATCCTCATACCAGGGCGATACATTCGCAGAAACCCCGTTTACAGGTTTCGTTACAACAATGACGCTTATCGATTTTGTTTCTTCGTTTATATTCTGCCTTTCAAGAACCCTGTCTAGCCGGCCGTCCTTTAAATCAAAGAGGTCGTGTTTTAAAATCTTAATCTGGTTCTGCAGGATATTCTTCTGCTTCTCTATCTCTTCTAACTTTTCGAAAGTCAACTGCACTGCTTCCTTGATTATAGAGATTTGCTTCTGTTTCATTTCTTGCTTGATAGCAGTTAGTTTGTTATTTTCCAATTAAGCCTCCTTTTCTTCTATCTGAGTAAAAGTAACTCTATATTTTTTTCCTAACTTAAATATATCCTCGCCCTTCTTAAAGGTAATCTGGATATTCGTATTCATCTCCTTGTTTTCTGGAGTGATGAGTTCAGTAACTACCTCACCGCCAGCATAGTATTTTTTGGAAAGCACTAAAAGCGGTTCTAAGATATTTATCTCTTGAATAGGTTCATCAATTTTCATTTCTTACCTCCACTCTTCTTTAGAATATATTATCATCACCAGCATTATCGACTTTTCTTGCGTTATAAGCGGCCAGATGGCCAAATTCTGCACTTCTATCTCTTTCTGGCTCTCCAGCCAAAGATTCACAGTTGCTTCAATCTTATCCAGTTCGGTTACGTTTAATATCTTAATTTGCGTTTTCATATTTTATCACCGCCAAGATATCCTCATCCTTTATCACCTGCAGCTGCCTGTCTTTCTCATTAACGCTCTTTGCCGGTATGACTACCTCAGTCCCGGCATATTTGGAGAACAGCACAATATCGCCGCTGGATATTTTCAATTTCAAATCGCTGTCTTCCGCAATAGAGATAACCCTGCCTTTCGTAGGCGCCTTCTGGCTAGCGGTGTCAGGGATGATAATTCCGCCCTTAGTAACTTCCTCTTTGCCTTCCGGCTCGACAATGACGCGTTTATTTAAGGGAACGATAATATTCATTATGTTACCTCCTATTTTTCATTAGGCGACTTTTGTGGCCATAAGACACATTCAGTTATATATTGCGGAATTATGTCTATAATAGAAACATCCTTTGGAAAAACTTTATAATGCCACCCTTGAACCCCAATAGGACAATCTCCATATGCTTCACAGAGAACATAACATTCTGTAAAATCTGGTTTAATAATAAACCTTACTTCTGTCATATCATAACTTGCTTTTCCCATCTAACTCTCCTTTTTTAAAGATTCTAAATCTTCCTGATGTTTTATAGCGTTATAAAAATCTAATATTCCATTGACATAGCCGGAACGCTGCACCTCCGGCTCTCTGTGGCATTCGGTAATCAAGCGGTTCCTTATATCTTCCAGCGTTTCCTTTATTTCTACAGGCATAGCCCCTCCTCTCTTATTTAATAAAAAAGCCCTGACAATAATTCAGGGCTGAATTTACTTCATTATATTCATTATATTCATTATATTCATTATATTCATTATTTCTATCCACGCTTTTACTCCTTTTAAGGAAGCACTTTCTTTCTATCTTTAATTGCTATAAATATAAACTACAAAAGAACTTTTGTCAAGAGAAATCTTTTAGTAACCTTATAATGCTTTGAACTCTTGCTTACCTATCCGACGATAAGAATTAAAAAAGTGAGATAAAAATATTTAAGGGAATTGGGAAAAAAGAGATTATCCTAGCCGTGAAAATACTGGAAAGCAGAAGGGCAGAGGAGAGGAAACGCGAGTTCGAAGGTATGTGGGGGAGAGGCGGCGCGGACTTCCATATTATTTTTTTCTAACTTTTCCCCCGCAATTCTTATGCTTATTTATTATAAAAATTCCTAATTTTTACGATTCAATTCTTACCTGAATTGAGAAAAATAATCCTTGACATATATATATATATATGATACATTGAATATGTTCATTGACATATAACAAAACCGATATTCAGGAAAGTATTCCAGAAGAATGTTGGGAATAAAACAAATAAAAAATTTATGAATTGCAATTCTGCAAATTGTCAAAGGAGAATAAAACAATGGCAAAAAAAACAATTACAGAATTGTTGCAAGAAGCAAAGCAATTACGGGAGCAGGAACACAGAATAAAAGCAGAGATGAAAGCGAAAAAATCTGCTATTGCTATTGAATATGCCGAAGTACTATTATCTCCAGAGTTATTTCAAATGAGAAAACCTTTGACGCTTCACTGAAGCGTTGCGGAGATTAAAATTACATATAGAGGAAGTATATTATATATTTCTTATATATATATAATATATAATAAGAGATTATAGAGGAGTTGAAAGAATGGAGGAGAGGAGGGCGGTATCTCCACCGCTCCACGCTACAGCAATTTATATTTTAGCATAGATAACAATACCAACGACTTATAGAGTTGTTAACAGTTTATCCACAGGATATTCACAGAGCAAGAGTTCAAAGATAAAGAATAAAAAACATTGTAAAGTATTATTATTAAATAACTTACAAAGTTATTAACAGGTTATTAACAGGTTTTATCCTAATGTCTTTATCTTCAATGATTTAACATAGTTATTAACAGGTTTATCCACAGGAAAGATTGAAATGAATACTTCAAAAAAGAGTTGTAGGTATTGGAAAGTCTGCGGAAGCAATGATAACTGTAAGAGATGTAAAGGGTATAAAAAGCGAAAGACAAATGAATAAAGCCAAGCGTTATTATCTCGCACTCGTTTTCCTGCTTATCTTCCACTCTGCTTCCTTTGCGAAAGAGTGGACAGATGCCCAGATAGTCAATGCCATCTTTCACGCTGAAGGCGGGTATAAAGCAACCTATCTTTATGGCATCCGTTCAATTCCTTACAAAGACGAAGCGGAAGCAAGGCGGATATGCTTTAACACAGTCCGCAATAACCGAAAAAGATTTAAGAAGCAAACGCAGTATAAAGATTATTTAGAGTTCTTGGGCTCTCGTTATTGCCCGCCAAAAGCGCATCCGCTTAACTCTAACTGGGTTAAGAATGTTAAATACTTTTTAGAAAGGAGGTGAGACAATGCATAGTGAATACTTTGTAGGTGTAGTAGAAAATATAATCTCTAAAGAGGAAAAGTATCTTGAAAGCACAGGCAAAAAGAGAGTAGGATTATTTAAGAGAGAAGCGATTTACATAGAGAAAACAAGATTAAATTATTCTGCTCTCTGTTTGTTAAAAGGGGTTGAAGATTTTAAGTTGCTAATACCTCTGGATAAAGAAACTTATACCTATCTTCAAAAAGGAGATAATGTCAGCGTCCATCTTAATTTTGAGTTCGATTTTGCCTGTTTCCACCCCAGCGTAAGAAAAGAAAAAGAGCCAAAGATTATAGAGGTGAAAAGATGATTAACGCCCTCAATAGTATCATTAACTTCAAAGAACTCCAAAAAAATGAAAGGAGGTATAAAGATGCACAGAAGAGATTATATTCTGATAGCGAAGACGATAAAAGGAATAGAGTTCGAAAATCCGAAGAGTAAAGAAGTAATTATCTCTGCCGTCTGTAAAAGCTTAAAAACCGAAAACAGTTCTTTCAACGAGCAGAAGTTCAGAGATTATATTGAGAAGGGAGAGTAAAAGATGAAACTGCTTAACTGGATTGAAGATTGGAAAGCGCAGTATAACAAAAGAGAATTAGAATATATGGAAGTGCAAAAAGTGTTAATTCAAATACAGTTGAAAGACAAAGAGACTGGCGAGATGCACATTCAAAACTCTGAATATAAAAGCAAAGATGCAGAAAATTTAATTCTGAAAGGGGTGATTTAAGATGGTACGCTTTTTATCTTGGCTGTTAGGTTTCCCTGTATGTAATAGTTGCACGACAAGAAATTGTCAGAGATGTCCATTATCTATTAAGCGCTAAGCATAACGCTACAGCGCGGAAAGGTTAAAGTGGATACCGAGATGTTAGAGTTCCTATTCCCTGAAAGTTATAAAGATTAAACGAAATAGCGGAGATATTGCTTGTAATCTATAAATTGGGCGAAGGTTATAAAAAGATACAAGACCCCCTTTATCTCTGCTATCGGCGTAAAGCCCTGATGAGTTTATTTTGTATCAGAAAACTTTTTAGAGAGGAGGTGAGAAAGATGACAGTGCGAGAGATTATTGAAAACAGCGAGCCAGTAAAAGATTTAGAATTATTTTGCGTTCAAAGACCTTTGGCAATAAAAAGATTATTATCTGTCTGCGAGGAATTCAAAAATCCCAAGACTGATAATGCCTGGGTCTTGACGGCGACGGCAATTCAGGTATTGACAAAAAAAGTTGCAGAGGGCTGGGGCAGAAACAACGAAGCGTTATTGGATATAGATCTTTTGTCTGACTGGTTAATAAAGAATATGAAGAGATGCCGGCAGGAAAAGATTAACGCAGGCCTGCCAGTTCCAGCAAGATAAGGAGATAAGCGATGCAACTCAAAGAAGCGTTAGAGGCGGTAGTAAATGAAGCGCAGGGGAGGCTTCGCTGATTATGCCAAGAGCTACGCTCAAGCGGCTCTGGAATTAGGCGATAGCCAGAACGCAGTGGTTATCTCCAAAGGAAACGCAGTAGAGGTTCTACACCAAAAGACCGGCAAGATGATGGTTGGCGAAGAGTTAAAAGTGCAACTTCTCTACGTGCTTTCAAATCTGGGGAGTTGGCGAGGCAAGAGGGCAAGAGAAGTAAAGAATGTATTGAAGGAGGCAGCGAAATGAAATTAAAGAAAGTTAACGAGGGTGTTTATATTGATAAAGAAGATCGCCCTTTAACTCGGCACGCAAAGTTTATGATTAAAGAATTATCTGCAACGCTGAAGTGCTTGGAGAAAGCAGATTTTACAGACGAATTAAAAGAAGAGATGAGAAACTTATCTCAGGAGATGATAAATGCGAATGACACTATTCGTTAAAGACAATAAACTCTGCTACACAGTCGGAAGTAGTTTTAACGCCGAAAGCAAATTATCTCCGCTGGGTTGGCAGAAAGCAGGCAGGATTTCAGGCAGAGATATGTCGGGAGACTTCCCGACAATGACAGAGGTATTGGAAAATGCAAAAACTCAATAGAGTCCAGCGCCACTTATTATCTTTCGGCTATCCGATGGGAATAGTCCGAGAGTATAAGACAAACTCAAAACATTACCGAGAGGAGGTGAAAGATTATGTTAAAGAAAAAGTTGAAAATAACAAAAGAGATGTTGCAAGAAAAGTTATTTGAAGCCACAGAGTGCAGGGTTCAGCATTTAGGCTTTCCCTGTAATACTTGTTTTCACGCTTTATCTCTAAAATTGCGATATGATATTCATAACTATTGGGTAGCAGTGTTAGCGTTTCGCGGAGATTACAAAGAGTTAAAGCAGAAGCCAAGACTTATTGAAGAATTATACAAAGCATTATCTAAGGAGGCAAAATGAAAAGATTATGCCGCTACTGTAAAGAGATGAAGCCTTTCGGCAATGAAGGAAGTTCTTATTGCCCAAAGTCCAAAGGGGACAATACAGCAAAGAAGTGTAAAGAATTTAAGGAGGTGAAGTAAAGATGCCTAACCACGTTGAAAATGATTTAACTATTACAGGAGACAAAAAAGAATTGGAAAGATTTAAGCAAAAGGCAAGAGGCAAATATCCGTGGGCAGACAGCGATAATGAAACAGACCCAAAAATTGAAATGCTCTGTTGCAACTCTTTTATTCCAGCGCCGAAAGAGGCGATAAAAGATTATGGGAAATTCGGCTATCATTGGTGCATTAAAAACTGGGGGACGAAGTGGGGATGTTATGAGACAGAATTAGAAGAAAGAGACGGAGAGTTGTTTTATACTTTCCAGAGTGCCTGGTCGCCAATAGTCCCTGTGGTAAAGAAGATGGCTCAGGTGTTTCCTAAGTTGACTTTTGATTATCGCTACTATGAAGGCGGAATGGGTTTTCACGGGGTATTGAGAATTGAGCAAGGCAAAGTGGTCGCAGAGAAATGTTGCGACTATGTTGGCTCCAGGGGAGGTTAAAGATGCCAAAATACAAAGTTGAATGGTATATCAACTATCCGGGTATGGATGGTATCAAAGAGATGGAAGTAGAGGCAAAAGACGAAGAAGAAGCAAGAAAAACAGCCTGCGAGATTATTGTGTCGTATTGGGCTATCGGAGAGGTTAACGAAGTAAAGGAGGGCTAACTATGCCGCTATTCAAATTTACCGCAGAGTTTTTAGTCCGCTCTGCCTCAAAAGAAAAAGCAGAGCAAGAAGTAAAAGTGGAGTTCGGCTCCGATGTTTATGAAAGCCATATTATCTGCGAGGAGATACCAGATGAAAAGCAAGAAGCAGATATAGAGTTGATAAAAGCGTAATAGCCGAAACGCCTTTGCTACAAAGAGATTTAAGCAAAGGCGTCAGCCGAGAGATGCTCGGCTCTGATGAGGCAAAGAGATGATTTAATTATCTTGGAGGCAAAAACCTTATGAAAAAGATTACTCTCGGGATTAAGCAAGGAAAGAAAGTTATTTATCTCAAGACCAAAGAAGTTAAGGATTATTTTGAAGTAAATAGACTTATTGAAGTATTAGAGGTTTTCTTTGAATACAATGTTGAAAGGAGGTGATTTATTTGGACAGCAATCTTGAAAAGACTTTACGCAAAAGGCAGAAAGACGGAGATTGTATTATCTGTGGCCGGAATATCAAAGAGTTTAAGATCTTAGAAGTTATGACTCTGCATCATTTTGTTTTAGGCAGTGTAATAGTTTGTGAAAGCCATATTAAACAACGCGAAAATTCGGAATAAAAGTTCAGCGATAATATGAATGATTTAAGATTAAAATTATCTTTTAATCCAGCTCTATGCTAATCGAGATAAGAAAGGAGAAAAGCAATGACAAAAGAAAAAGCGTTAGCGAAGTTTTTAGATTGTGAAGAAGATGATTTACAGTTAAGAAACTATGACCACTATGGATTAGAAGTTTATTCTTTAGGAGATAAAGAATATGCTATCGGCACGGATGAAGAAGCGGATAAAGCCTGTGCTGAAAATATCAAAGATAGCCTCTGGGCTTTCAACGCTTCTTTTATTGCAGACCATACTAAAGCCGGATATACTCCTGAGCTTGAAAAGAGTATAAGCAAAATACAAGAACAATGTGAAGATGCTCAGGCTGCTATTCAGTGTATGATTGAAAACTTAGATGAGTTCATTGAAGACGCTATTAGTGCTGATGGTAGAGGACATTTTTTATCTGGCTATGATGGAGAGGAAAACGAAGAAGGAGAGTATTTTATTTACAGAATAAACTAAAAAAAGGAGGTTCAAAATGCAAGAGATTAAAGTCGGTGATGAGATTTTAATCAGGGCTAAAGTCGTAGAAATAAGGACTTTAGAAGAAGGAATAACCTATAAAGTAGTAGTAGATAACAAATACAGTTATTCTAATGATGTGATGGTAGAGCCGAAAAACATAGTTGAATAATCTCGAAACCTGCCGAAAGGTAGGTCTTATCGTAAAGCGATAACTGATGAGAGAGGAGATTTTTATGCAAGAGATACTGAAAGAAAGTTTGAAGAAGATGATACTTAATTATCTCGGCTTCAGGTTCTCTAGGCAAAGAGAACCGTTATCTTCTTTTAGAATTAAAGTGATTATCTTTGAAGAAAAAATGGAAATAGATAACGAAATGAAAATAATTACTAAATGGAAGGAGGTGATATGATGCTAACTTTAGAAAAGTTAAAAGAATTTAGATATAGAGAAATATTCGCAACAGGCACTGCTATTGATAATGAACTCGGATTATTTATGACCGGAAGCGGAAATGAATTAAGGTGGGTTGCAGTCAAAGGTGGAAACAACGACTGGGCTATTTACTGCCACTTTGCTACTAACACTCCGGAATGGATTAGAGATCAAGGAGATAAAGTCTGTATGGAGCGCAATATCAAAATGTGTATGCCCTGTGATGACGAAGCATACAAAAGATACAGATATTAAGGAGGCGTTATGATTGATTTAGCCGATTTACGCAAAGAAGATATTGGAAAATGGGTTTTATATGACGATAACTTCAAAAAAGAGAAAGGTCGTATAAAATCTTGGAACGCCGAATATATCTTTGTAGTTTACAAGTGCGATGGACAATGGGATAGGTTTCAAGATTTTACAGGTTGCGCTACTAATCCCGAAGATTTAAGATTCACTACATTAAAGGAGGTGGTATAAAATGCAAAGAGAATACACTGTTAAAAGAAGTTCGTTGAATAAAATGAAAAAGAAATTTGGTATGCAAGACTGCGGAGATTATGACTTCTTACAATGGTGGAGACGAAATCATGGAACTGGCTTTGAAGCCAATATCAGAATAATTGAGGGGGAGGTGATATAGCAATGAAACTTGAAAAGTATGGTCGCTTCTGGGCTGTCTATGATGAAGCAGGAATTTTAGTCTGCGTTACAGTTTATAAAAAAGGAGCGCAGGAAGTTATCAGAAGATTATCTAAAAATAACGTATGATTTACAAGAAGCGAGGAAATTCGCGCTTAAAATCATAAAGGAGGTTAGAAATGCAAGTCCAAGAGTTAATCACAGAACAAATTCAAGAAAGAGTCGCACAGATAAGTTATTTACAGCAAGAAATTGAAGGACTACAAAAGAAGTTAGAAGATAATAAAGATAAAACAGGGATGGAGAAATGGCTCGGATATGATTTTGAAAGCTCTTCTTCCTTAACTCCAGAGTTCGCTCAATTCGCTAAAGAGTTCAAAAAAGAATTAGCCAAACAACTCCCGGATAACTGCGAGATAGTTAATTGGTCAAGAGGACACTTTGAAGTTTCTTGTTTTATCAAAAATAACACAAGCGGCAGATTTGCCTATCTGTCAACTTCTGATGTAAGGCACTTTTCAGATAGTTGGTATGAAGACATTTTGATCCGCACAGCCAAGCACGATAAAGATTATACTGGCGGAAGCAATGATTCAAGTGATTGGAAAAACTTAAAGAAGAATTTAGAAAGGCTATTTAAGTTCGCG